GCAACGAAAGGAATTACTTTTACTTAATTATGGAACTGAAAGATTGGTTGAACTCTATAAACCAAACAAAGAAAAATCTAATTGATGAAGATCCTTCATTAGAAAAGGAGTATTCACCATACATTGTAAATCGTATTTTTTCAGGACATCTTGATGCGGTTATGTTTTCCAATGAAATGAATAGGTATCATTTCTTACCAAAGAAGATGCAATATGATTTTTTTCTAAATACACTCAGAACTAAGAAGAGATTTTCTCCTTGGTTGCGTAAAGATGAGATTAAAGACCTTGACTTGGTGAAACGTTATTATGGTTATAGTAACGAAAAGGCAAAACAAGCTCTAAGAATCCTAACCAAAGAACAACTTAATTTTATAAGATCTAAATTTGAAACTGGAGGAAGACAATGAGTGTGGTTCAAGAGCCTGAAGTAAAGTGGACACCTGAGCAAATGGTAGAGGTGACACTAAACGAACCAGATGATTTTTTAAAAGTCCGTGAGACTTTAACAAGAATTGGTGTAGCATCAAGAAAAGAAAAGAAAATATATCAATCATGTCATATACTGCATAAGCAGGGGAGGTATTTCCTTGTCCACTTTAAAGAACTTTTTGCACTTGAC